TCAAAACCTCCATCCGGATCTGTTGCATATGTTTCTACGTCGTTAGCAACAAATTCTCCTTTTGGTTTTGTTTCCATTTTTGCCTCACCTTGAACAAACAGATCAGCTCTTCCTGTCTCGGGCCCTCTTTTACCTGGTGCAGTGTAATTAAGGGATACCGGTTGAGAGTAGTCATTTTCAAACATCACATCAACATTACCATCCATATCATCAACCCGCACACCGGGAACTTTCTCATTCGTATATGTTGTGTATAATAACTCATCAGTATCTACTCTTTTATAATAATCCATGTGGTCAGGATTGTTTGCTTTATATTCTGGAGTTCTAGCTACATCAGTGTAATAATTTTCACCTTTGCCTTCTTTAAAGGCTTGATCAAATTCTTTCTTACTAACCTCTACTTTTTTTGTTTTAAATACATTCTCTGCTTTTCCTTCTTTTCTAAATTTATTTAAGAATGATGGAAACCATTCTGGCATCTCTGTTGTGGTATTTTTTAATTGTTTTATTTCTGTAAATAAATTTTGCACAATAGGTTCAACTCTTTCACCTATTTTAAAAAATCTTCCAAGTATAGGTAATGATGCGAGTCCACCAAAAATCTGCATAAATTTTCTTTTACTAGGATCCTGTGGTCCATCTGCAAAACCTGTACGCATTAATCCACCATCGGCAGCACCAGCAACCATTGCTTTAAAAGAAAAACCTTCACGTTCTTTTCGAAGGGCTTCTCTTTCATCTGGATCCATAGCTTCTAATTCTTTTATTCTATTGTATGCATCTTTAGTTAAACCTGCTGCTGTAATAACGGCACCTGCTGGTGTGAAAACTCTAGCGGCTTTAAAAAATGGATTAGCTGCTACTCTGCCTATCTGGCTCAGGATTCCGGGACCACCAGTGACTGCTTTGCCTACTGTTCTTTTTGCAAGTTCAGGAAATAATAATTCAACTCCTACTTCTTTATCGATCACCGCGTCAGGAACTGACTTACCTTCTTTTAAAGAATCCATAACAGACAGACCAGCAAAACCTGCAGCTGCAGAAGGTGTGCCAAAAATTTGTAAAGTTTTAGATGCCCCGCTACCTAATTTTTTTAAAAGACCTGGTTTAGGTTTATCAGTGCCCTCTGAAAAATTTTCTCTGCCGTATTCTAATTCATCTTCTCGTTCTTGTTTTCGAATAGCCTCTGCAGTTTCTTTTTGTTTTTCTGTTGGTCCTTTGTAACCTTTATCAAATCTAGTATAAACATTTGATACAATAGATTTAGTATCTGCATCTGATACGCCTAATTCTTTTCTAAATTTATCTAAATATTGAATTACATCGTCTCTATCGAATATCCCAGCTCTCTGTGCGTTTAATCCTATTAAGACTTTCTTTTCAAATTCTTGATTAGTTTCTTTTCTGACTGCGTCTGAGGGTTTTGATTTAGGTTGGATTTGTGGCTCCACGTTAAACTCCTAATATACCAGCTAATCCTCCGGATGCTTTTTTGGTAGGTGGGTCTTCAGGATCAAATATTTCTTTTATTGCATCTTCGTCCTTCGATACCCTTTCATCTTCTTTTTTAATTAATTCTTTTAACTCTTCGTCACTCATTCCTTTAGGAGCATCTTTGTCAATTTTAAGATCAAAGAAACCCTCTCGTTCTAAAATCTGATCTAGATCTTTATAAGATCCGCCTCTTCTTTCTATTTCTATTAACTCTTCAGATACGTTAGCTAAATCTCCTAACGCATCCTGTCCGAAATTTTCTCTAAACATATCTAATGGATCACCTTTTATTTCTGTAATCCCTTTTTTATTTAATATAGAACGAGCTGCTGTTCTAGTGATTCCTGTTGCCGGATCCAAAGGACCACCTCTTCTAGCAGGGTTTTTAGTCATCATGTCTATGATTTCATCTATATTCATTATTTCATCTAGATTCATTTCTGGTGAAGTTTCTTTTTTCATAAGACTCCTGATGCCTGATTCATCCATCTTCTTACCTGATTTAATATCTATAATATCAGCCGTACTGTCTATTTTTTCTATACCTTCTAATTTGCCTTCACCCATGGCTACTGCTTTTAAATTATTTTCAAACATTTTAAGTTCGGAGTCATTCATCTTTGGAACAAATGCGGCAACATCTTTAACTTTTTCTTTTGCTAACATTAATGATGAAGTATCTTGTGCTAATTTATCTGCATCAAACATAACTTTTCTAGGATCGTTTTTAGTAGGTAATTTTTCTACGTTTGTACGAGTCCCGAATAAATTCTGCACGAATCTGGAACCATACAACTTTTTAAGTAAATCATATATAAGTTGATATTTTTTCATCTAATAATAAGTCCTTTGTTTTGGTGGCAGTTTCTCGTCCTTATAATCTTCGGGATGATCTACAAAACCACCTTGTCTAAATCTTAACACAGCTTGAGTCATAGAGTCCACAAGGTCATCGTGATCTCCGTATGGAAAAGCAGCACACTCTTCTATTACTTCTTGTGCAAATTCCATTTCTTTGGGCGCCCATATTCTCCCTGACTCAAACAGAGGAGATACCGCGTTTACCCGAGCATGCTTGTCTTGACCTTTGCTGGGTGTGAAATTTATAACAGGTATACCCATTTTTCGCAACTCATAAGTTAAAGGTAGACCAGATGCCTTAGATTCTATAATCACTGTTTCAGGGTTCCAATAACCATACTGTTCAAGAGCAATACGTCTTAATTCAGGAAACTCGTATCTACCTTTCAAAGAGTCTAATAAGATTAAATTAGGTGGTTCATCCTCTGATGGACGAAACACACCCCATGTCGTTATCGCACTGAAGTCTGCAGTTTGTTTTTTCATGAAAGCCGTATCGTAAGATTGTATAACGTGTTCTAATTGAGGTAGTTCTTCTTGTTCCCATTCTTGCCACCATTCTCTTTTAATCAGAGCTCCTTCTTCGGAAGTAGGATTTTGCATATACTGTGCGTTCCATTTAGATAATGGAATAGAAGCTTTTACTGAATCTAAATCTTCTTTCTTCCAATATTCTGGCCATACTGGTTTATTTGAAGGTAGGATTGCAGGAAACTCTATTATCTCCCATTGGTCTGCTTTTACTTCTTTTTGAGCTGATAATAATCTGCCAGTTAAATCTTTTTCATTCCAACGAGTCATAATTAATAATATTGATCCGCCAGGTTGTAGACGTTGTCGTGGTCCTGATGTATACCATTCGAAAGTTCTTTCTAACGCTTGTGAGTTCATAGCGTCTTGTTCTGTGTGTGGGTCATCAATAATTAATAGATCTGCTCCTCTTCCTGTTATTGCCGATCCTACTCCCGCTGCATAATATTCACCGCCTTGTTCTGTTTCCCACTTACCAGCGGCTTGACTATCTTCCTTTAATCTTGTTTTAAATACAGATTGATATTCAGGTGAATCAATTAATTGTTTTGCTTTTCTACCAAATCTTACAGACAACTCTGTGGTATTTGTAGATTGTATAATTTTTAATTTAGGATTCTTACCAACCATCCATGCAGGTAAAAGATAAGAACCGAACTCAGATTTAGTATGCCTTGGTGGCATATTAATAATAAGTCTTTTAATTTTTCCATTTGCTAATTTATTAAATTTATCTGCGATCCTTTTATGATGGGACCCTTCAATAAAGTCTGGCCAAACGTGTTTTACAAAAGTCAAAAAATCAGACCTTATTAGAGACTCCTTTTTCTTTTCCTCCCACTTGTTCATGTATAAAGCAAACTGCCTTTTTATGTCAGGTGGTAAGTTTTTAAAATTTTTTAATTTTTCTTTATCTAGGTTCATAGGAGTCCCACAAAGTATTTATATCATATTTATTTGAAAAACCTAGCATAAAGGGTATGGCTCTGGGACCCCTTTGCAAAAACCCCAAAAAACTAAATTTAATTTTTCTAAAAATCCAAGGTGTTGTGGTACCTCTATTCAACGCCCGGGCCTAGTTAGTCTGGTTATCCATGTTTAAGGGGTACACCCCACCAAGGCCCGCGAACGTCCTAGTTTGTCAGAGGTGTCCGAAGATTAACTTAACAATACAAGTCCTATATAATCCCATTGACATTATTTGTCAAATCATTTATTAATCAAATCAGAAAGGAAAAACACTATGGCAAAAGAACAACTACTAAGAAAATGGCAGAGGGATCATTTTATTTCAGAGTTAGATAGAAATTATGATCCCTTAATTAATGCCGCTTCGCTGAAGGTAAGATCACTTGAGGCGGAGGCGATTGAGATAGCTGAAAAAAATCTGGCAGATAAGATAGGGGCAACGCCCATTATTAAGGAACTAGAGGAAGCTATTGAAAATGTAAAACAAAAAATGAGCAAAGCTGCTCGGTTCTTTAGGACATCGAAACAGGCCCAAAAGAAAGAGGTTCACTATAAATTCAATGAGAAGAAATTTGAATTAGATGGTTATGGGTCAAATCGAATAATGCCTGATGATTGCTGGGAACAAATAAGAGAATGGGCCAGCGATTTTGCAAAGGCGGAAATCAATAAGACGCCTGAAGGTAAGAAGCTAAAGATACTAGAGGACAATAAAAGGGTATCTTATAAAGCTATCATGGAAGCAGGAAGCCCCGATAGTCTAAAGATCACCTTAAATAAAAACCTAAAGAAAGATGGCTTGAGCTGGGAACAAGAGGTCAAAGCTTTGCCTAATAATAAAGAAACATTAAATTAATGTTTGACAAGTCTGGGACAATAATATATTGTCCCAGATGAAAGAGATTATGAATATAGAAGATTTAAAAAAAGAAATAAAACAGATTGAAAATAAATCTGATTTTATTGTTTCATGGTATGCGAAAAAATATCAAAAGACGATAAGACGAATAGGCAATTTAAACAAAGAGGGTTGCAGAACGTGGAACGTGGGTAAAACTAAATATATGTGTTTTTGGGATGTTGTAATAAAAAGATACACAACCTGCATCAATCCAGTCATCACATATAAAAATAAACCCAACTGATCCCTGGTCCTGTACAGGCAATTCCGGACACCTTTAAGGCAGGACCTGGGATCAGTTAACGCTTCGGGCCAGTACGGCCTCACCAGGTGTTAGCTGGTCAAGAGCTCGATTAGTGAGGGTGTACGGCTCTATAAACAGTGACCCCGCAGGCTTGGATATAAATCCCCCTGGTAGCTCCAGGGGACAAGCTTCGAGCCGCAAGCTTGACAATTGGAGAATATGGGATATTATAAGATTATGAATACAAAGGAAGCATTACAAATAGTTGGAGGCCTAAGCCGCCCTTCCAAAATGCCGGGTTGGTCTTATGGGTTACCTGCGAAGGAATGCAAAACCGGCGGCAAGCTTCAGAAGGTCCCTGGCTCAGTATGCTTTGACTGTTACGCCCTGAAGGGTTGTTACGTTTTTAAAGTTGTGCAGGATGCGCAGTATCGAAGGCTGGAAGCGATTAGATCGCCTTTATGGGTTGGAGCTATGGCAATGTTAATTAATTCTAAAAAATCTAATTACTTCAGGTGGCACGATTCAGGAGACGTACAAGACGAACAACACCTACTCAAAATTTTTGCGGTCGCAAAGTTAACGCCGCAAGTTAAACATTGGATGCCAACGCGTGAAGCCTGGGTGAAGGCCTTCCTGCCTAAGTGTCCAGAAAATTTAATTATAAGATTTTCACCACCGATGGTGGGTCAGTTTAATAAGAGCTGGCCACATACATCCGCCGTAGTGGAAAATAATGCCAGTTGCCCTGCACCTAAGCAAAACAATGAATGCAGAGACTGTAGGGCTTGCTGGGATAAAAACGTCCCTTGTATTTCATATGGACAACACTGAAGCCTGGGAGGACTCTATCGCTAACTCAACGCGTGGGCGAGTTGCAGAGCCCTGGGCTTCAGTCTCAAGCCGCAAGCTTTGAAAGATACAAGCCACAAGCCTCAAGCCCCGAGCACAAAGGCTCAAGCTTCAAGCCACAAGCATCAAGCTCCTTGATTACCTTCCCCTCATAAAGTTTTACTGAGTTAAGGGAGAGGGCCTTAACTAGAATAAAAGTTTTATCTGGATGTTTCACGTGAAACGCAAACTGATGAGGAGAGAAGCGAACAGTGTTGCCTCTTGTTACTTTGAGTTCTACTGTAAAAAAGGTGCGATTAACATTATAGCCCAATAGATCAGGAGTGCCAAAAGAGACAGAGTTTTCAATCCTAGTCCACGATATATCAGTTGTAATTTTCTTAAGTTCATGCCAAAATTTTCTTTCTGGTTTCACTACTACAACTTCTTTATCACCTTTCCCATTTTAAAAGTTTCTTTCGTAACGGTAAAGACCAGTCTATGAGATTCTCTTACTCCTATTAATTTATTTTGCAATAGTTTCATGCCATCAATGTCATAAAACTCTCCGTTTGGCAGTAGAACTTGGACCCGAGCCTCTTTACAAACATCTCCCTCCATGAATTTATCAGTAACTTTCTTTAACATCTTTCCGGTAAACATAGGTTGATTTATAACTTAAGTTGTATTAAATATCAAGTATGGGTTTACCAAAGAAATTAACAGAACAACAGATGAAGTTTGCCTACGAACTGGTCACTAACGAAGGCAGAAAAACAGCTACAGAATGTGCTGTCGATGCAGGTTTTAGTAAAGACTCAGCTAGACAATACGCAAGCAAATTACAAAATCCTAGTTTATATCCATTAGTTGTGCAATACATTGGAACGTTGAGAGAAGAGTGGCAGAAAAAATATGAAGTCACTTACGATAAACACATCGCAGAGCTTAGCAAGATTAGGCAAGAAGCGTTAAAAAAAGGAGCTTGGTCTGCAGCTGTGAATGCAGAGGTAGCTCGTGGAAAAGCTGCAGGTTTGTATATTGAGCAGAAGATAATACGAACTGGTAAGTTAGAAGACCTATCAACAGAAGAATTAGAAAAACGAATGAAACAAATAATCGACGATTACTCGCCAATATTGGACGGGGAATCATCAGAAGTGTTAATAGACAAAGTACGAGGGATATCCAAAGAAAATAAATCATAATAATACTTTCTCCATTTTAGTTATACAACCTTTTGGAAATACATTTCGATCTGAAAACAACTCATCATTCTCTTCGTAACTTGCAAAGGTCCAAATATTTTTTTTATTTTGATCAAAAAGATATGCGTGTGTTATCATTATAGATGGTGTCAGCCCTAAAGAATCGTGAGCGGTCGCATGGCCCGAATCGCCCGTCGGATCGACCCACGTAATTTTATAGAAGTAGTATCGCTTCTTTTTTATAACCACTGATTTATATTTTGATTTCTTGGGTGTCATGATTTATCCATAGTGTTTATATTTTGAAAACAGCATATTTGCAAACGGCAAAAAGTTTCTTTCGCGTAGGGATTTTGAGACATCTTGAGACGTCTTGAGACATCTTTGAGACAACGTATTTATTAATAATACCAACGATAATAGTCCAAAGAGACATTGAGACATACTTTTCAAGTAGCTCAACACCTATACCTCTATTTCTATTTAAAAAGTCTATAGTATTCATCCACCTTCCTCAGCCAATTCCAACAATATTGTTGAAATTCCTTATCTTTTAACACAAATTCTTGAATCCCGCCTCCGTGGACGCTGATCAAGATAACTCCAGCCCCTATCTTTGTTCCATACATATCATTATGGGCCATCGCATACGCCGCCGCTTGATTAAAATAATCACGACAATGATGTAATTTTTTAGGGTTATTGCTTTGTTTAAAGTCTATGATACACTCCCGATCTTTATAAACTCCCACGACATCCGCAGCCCCGGCGTACAAACCTTCATAGCCTAGCATCATTTCCATACCATAAACTTCTTGCAAGTCCTCCAAGAATCCATTGTCTAATATAGCTTGAGCCATGGTGCCTGCTTCCTGACCCAGTTGAGATAGATCCGCGTGACCCTCCTCTTTGATAGCTCCTTCAAGAATCCTATGCATAATCGTACCTCTTTTGGCAGCATTATCTCTAATCTTATTTGCCTCATTGTCGCCCACTTTTTGCCTCCATCTTTCAAGGGCAATACGCTTTTGTTCATCAGGTACGTGTTTTAATATAGTTGTAACACTTGGTAACTTTTCGTTAAATAATGAATAAGTCCTGTTGCCTGTTTCAGGATCCGTTATTCTCTTTGGATTTAAGTAAGTATATTTTTTATTTAGAATCATTCTAAAGACATCGCCTTTCTATAATCTTTTAAGTTGACTATTTTACCATTCATAATTTTTTTGCCCGCGTAATGATCTATTATTTTATTTAAGCCTTCAAACTTAATATGGGCATAAGCACTTAATAAACAGGACACATAATAAGCATCTCTATGTTGACATCTCCAGCGCCATTGTTTTTTCCAACCAACAGTATATGGAGTTTTATATCTCTTTTCATTAACGGTTCCGACACCCAATATTTGTTTAACTAATAATAAAGCCGATTTATCAGTCATGGCAATTTCTAATCTAATAGACCAGGTAGGGTACGCCTTTTTATTATGCGGACGTTTCCTCATGTATTGTTTATATTGTATACTACCTTCACCGTCAAAAAGACCGGCGACGTAGGCTATTTCTGTTTCTCTAGGCATATTTTAGTATCTCCAGTTTCTATTGTTATAAAGCCATCAAAAGTCAAAGCATGAGCAATCAGATCCATTCTATATGTATCAATATCATCAAATATAAAACGAGTTCCTTTACGACTTCTATGGGCAAACCATGTGGCTTCACGCATAACTGCCTCTGTAGTGTGTGGTCCATCAAAGAAAACTAGGTCATATTTGTTTACTATTTTTTTCTTGCCATCTCTGTAAATAGGCACGCCATTACCAAAAGCGTTCATGTATTCCGTATCTTCTAATTGGAATAGAACTGTTTTTTCATTGTATTTAAAGTTCTTTACAAACGTATCTTTCATAGAATTAGGATAGGTTGGAACCCTTGGAGTGCCGTCTGAATTGACTAGCTTCTTATTTTTTTCGTCTGTCCAATATGCGATGTAACCTTTTTTACCATCTAAATGTTTATACTTAACATCACCATACGGATCTATTCCGATGTGAACGTGAGGACCTTTGATAATATCACAGATAACATGTGAGCCGTAGCCCTCTCTAACTCCTATTTCAACTGTTGTAATAAAATCTGTTGATATAACATTTAATTGATCTGTCCACTTTGCTAACAGTTTATATTCAACGCTATCACCACTAATCATAA